TATGTGCTGGACCACGCTTGAAAAGTTCATCCGCAGCGGTGAGGCGTTCCACAACCACAGCGGCACGTTCAAGGGCGTTCACTGGGATGCAGACCGCGCAGAGTTGCCGGGCAGGGAAAAGATGCCAGTGAGCGATTGGAACACGTTTAAGCGTGTTCACGACCAGTACGGCATTGACTATGTGGTGTATAGCTACCGCACTGTCATTGCCTACCACGACACTCATGGCACGTGGCACATTCCAGACGTTCGCTACGGCCAAACCTCTACCCGGCATCAGAACCGCATCCGTGTGGTTGCTGCTCAGTTTGAAAAGGTTGATGTCTGATGTGTGAGCGTACCGAAGAGAACACTCAATTCATCAGTACATGGATTCTCAACGATCCCGATCATTACTACGAAGCATTGGGCGCTGCGTCAGACGGCACACAAGAGCTTGAATTCTTTCTGATGAATGTTCTACAGAATGCAGAAACCGGCTCGGTTGCCGGATATACCCATGCCTGTATGGCTGGGTGCGATTACGACTATGTCAATTGGGAAGAGATCAGAGAGGCTTTGTTGTCATGAGCAATTGCGCTGAAATTGCAAACGAGATTGTCGAATCGGGCGTGGCACAAGCTGATCAGGACGCGTAGGGAAGATCGGATCTAATGGGATATGCATTTGAGGGTGCGCCCTATTACGAATTGCCGGATAGCGAGAGATTGGCTATCTGGAACATGAACGCTCGAATCCGAGACAATGGTCTGACTGATGCTGAATGGTGGTCCAAGTACACAGCCACTCAAGAAATGCAAAAACAAAACCAGAGGTGCACATGCGAGACGACTTGATTCGCCAAGAGCTTTTGGCTCACGTTGAAATAGCGATGAAAGCGGGTGGAATGGCAGAACGAGTTACGGACATGATTGCCACATGCTTGAAAATCAAGTGGTGTGGGCACAGTGAAGAGTTTCAGGGCCGGACGCTCGTGTGTGATCGTCCTAAGGGGCATCACTACATGCACAAGACTGCTGATCGATTTCGATTCTAGCTAAGTGTTTAGCGCGTGCGCCTTTTCTTGCTCATATGGCGGGGTGAGAAAAGGCGTAGGCATATCTACTTAGAAGGGATAAGAAATGAAAGCCTTTGAATTCAGCATTACTGGATACGAAGCAAAGCGCAACGGAAACACGCTTTTCATTTGGGAACTTGACAGTCAGGGGGATCGGCTCAATATCAGTCCTCTTGAAATCACAGTTTCTGACTTGAGCAGCCTCATTGATGAGTCAGAGAAGCTACAGCGCTTTTACAACCCCACATGTCTTGAGGTGACATCAGCACGTACCAATCTGGAAACCGCGCGTAAGGCAAAGACAGAGGGTGTCTTTGCGCTTGCCCTACAGGCCTATATGGACGTCTACTATAGGCATGTGGAGGCGTTTAAGTGTGAGGCCTTCCACTAATCGAAAGGTCAGACATGTACGGCGAATTCAAGTTCAGCCATGGTAACTATGACATCGAATGGAACGCGGGAGAGCTGACCATTATCGAGTCATACGACAATACGCACATGGGTACCGTCAAAGTCAGCATGAATGACCTGAGGGACATCTACAAAAAGGCTGACGATCTTTACAGCTCTTTTGAACTTTCGCCGGGGGATAGAGTTGTTTTGTCTGATGAATACCTGGCACAAGGTGGAGCACTTGTCAGAAGATACCGAAACACCATTGGTGTAGTTGAGGAAGTCTTGACGGAATGGGAAGAGGGTGATCCTATCTGCTGGGACTTCCATGTGAGGTTCGGTAATAACGAGCATTCCAGTGGGGTGCATTGGGGAGATGTAAGGAAAATCTAGTGGATCAAAGGACACAGAACCGCATCAGGGAGCATGGTGCACACTGGGCAGAGGTAGAGCGTAGGGCATACGCATATAAATACATATAACTAACCATGGATGGGGTGTGCGCTAGGTACATTCAACCTATAAAAAACAAATAAATATGTAGTAGTACGCCCGTACTATTTAATTTAATTCACATGAATATGGGGTCTGACCTGCGCAAATAGATTGAAAAATTGTGACGAAACTCCAAATAAACTCCCCAAAAGACAGGATAAAACGTGATTCCCGTAGTTATTTCCAATCCAAACTCTTTTACTATTGCTACAGGACTTATTGAATGCCCCAATGATGAGTGTGGGGGGCTTATGCATGTCTCTATGGATGAATGTGGAGACTGTATGAATGAGTCTTTTTTCTTTAATAGTGGAGGTCAGAGGGTACTTACTGCAACCCGGCGTTCTTTCAAATACGGTAGTTAAGCCTTGTTTAGGGGAATACTCATAGGTATTGGGCTTGTTTTTCTAGCCTGTGTGCTGGGATTGGTGCTTTATGTGCTAGTTCTGATACCTATATTCGCTGTCATTTCAGCCTAATTGCAGGCCTTGACTTGATATAATAGGGGAATGATAGAACCGAAAAAGAAGTGTCCAGGCTGTAGGCAAATGAAAAGCGAAAGCCTGTTTTACAGCCTGACACGGAAGAACAATAGGAGGTGCCTTGACTGTAGGAACAATGGTGTAGGAATAAGGCCCTATGACAAAGAGCGTTCTAGATGGGCACAGATAAAACATAGATATGGAATTACCCAGGACGAGTTCAATTCCATATCCACTGCACAGGGCCATAAGTGCGCTATATGCACCGGGCCAATAGAGGTAGTGGACCACTGCCACACAACAGGGGTAGTAAGAGGGCTGCTGTGTCAGCACTGCAACTCAATGCTTGGTTACGCTAGGGACAACACAGACACCCTTAGTGCTCACATTACGTAGCATAGGGCCTATTGCTACCCCCTAGGAGGGACGTAGGGAGCACAGAACCACGCTCCCTACCCCTTACCTACCCCTTACTATGTGATCTTGTTAGAAGGGCACACAGATGGATACACACGGGGATGCGGATGATGTGGTCATGCATCCCTCTGATCTAGTAGTAGATAACCCCATACGTATAGACGCATTGAGTAAGGGTGATGTAGTTCTATTACCTGTGTATGGGGAGTCAAGGGTAATGGCTACACCCTTCTTTGACCCCACGCATAAGAGAAGATATGTCACGCTATTAGTGATGACTGATCGAGGCATGAAGAGGCTTATATGTACACGCAATAAGTGCTTTCAGTATGTGCGCTATGAGTCTTGACCTGTAAATAGGTTGATGAATGGCGTTTTAATTTCCATTCTTATGCGCCATTCATTTTCTATTGTTTGTATTTGTGTCCTATATGTGCGCACTATTGTATTAAGATCATCTTTCCAAGCCCTACATCGCGAACTTTTAAATAAATCTAACATTTTGAGTTTGAGAAAATCAAGATCATTTTTGCGCCCATCTGCTTAATTGTGGGTCAGTCTTGATTTTTGGAATCAACTTGATCACTTCATCTTTAAATCCTGGTGACAGATGCTCTAAAGACTTGAATAATAGGTCTCCTAGAAAATCAACCATGTGTTCCAATTCTTCAATTCGTTCTTCTAAAGTTAAATCGTTCTCATTCATTAGTTGCCTTTCTGCCCTGGTTCATTGCATCTTTCTCCTTAGTCATAAACAGCCCACGCTTGAACACTAAGCTGTACTAAATCTTCTATCTTATATATACCTGGAAAGGCATTCTCTAACGCCTCCCACGCTTTTTCGCACGGAAGTCCTTGCTTTGATTCTATTGTATAGCCTATGAGCCAGTCAACAATAGCTAGTCCATTTGAGTGAATGGTTTTACCTTTCATCAACCTGTCCCGTCATATTTAAAAGTCCATCTGTCGCCGGTTACTTCATCTACTTTTTCTTGAATATAATCTTTATAGTCTATTTGCACATCTGGTGGATCTCCCCATTTATTACAAGGTACCGCGTGAAATACCAGCATTCTTTCTTTGTAGGTAATCATTACGAGCATACCATTTTTGTAGCTCTCTATCGCTACCCCGCGTCTTTGGGCGGCTTCTTCTATGTAGACTGATTTGTGCTTACGCCATCCTGCCAGCCAATACCACAGATTCATTTACGTACCATATATTCTTTTCCATCTTCGTCAATCTTTTTGACATCTTTAAGTTTATATTGTCCTGGATATACTTCTTCTATTTTTAGCCAGGCTTCTTTATAGCTGATCCAATGTGGGGCTATAATTGTTACCCCTTTACTGTCCCTGCGGATTTTGATGCTCTTCATTATTTTCCCTCATTTTCTTTTTTGCGATCATGATCTCAACCTGATAATCGTAAATCTTTGATCTGAGATTATCGATCCTATCGCCTAAGCGATTAATTTCCTCGTAGGCATCTTCGATTTCGTCTTCAGTCTCAAATATGATTGCTTGCAGCTTGTCCTTTTCGTTCATTTTCTCTTACCTCATATTCTATGTTCATGTGGGCAATCATTATTGCTTGTTTAAATGTGTCTGCACGTGATGTACCTATATAGTCAAAGTAACCTTGTGCTCCCGGCGGATAAATTTTGATCAACCATTGACGATCATCCATACTAGTCAATCTTGTTTTTCTTATTCGTGCCCAGTAGTTATTTCTCATCTTATCATCTCATAAATTGGAAGACCCCCGCTAAAAAACGGGGGTCTTTGCTGACTTTGCTATATTGCTAAGTTATCATTTCTTGGTTCTGTTTTGCTTTCTTGCACCTTCATGAACAGGACCATCTGTCATGCTGGATTGATCAGCGGTAGCCACACCTTGAGCATTTTGTGTTGTCAGGTTGGCATCTCTATTGTGAGATTTGTCTACAGTCTTCTCGCCCGCAACATCTCTTAGTTTTTGTTCTAATTCTTTGACTCTGGTCGACAATGATTCAATTGTAGAGTCTGCTTTCTTGAGTACCTCTGCAAGTGCTTCTTCTACATTGTCTCTATGCTGATCAAAGAATTCTGATAATCTACCCATATTCTCACCTCCCGCGCGGTTATAAACAGGGTACCACAATAATTATTATTTAAACCTTTAATATGCTTTTGTCCATGTTCCGCTACGAATGGGACTAAGCTTTTTTACAGGTTTTCTACAACTGCTACATTTTGGCATTTCTTTACTATGTCTTCCACTGCTTATTACTTTGGCTGCGCAGCAAATTGTGACTTGCTTTTTCATAGCTCCACCATATCTTTTAATTTAACTTTTTTTCTGCAAGAAGAACAATAATTTACTTGCTTCTTCACACTCCAAGCCTTTGTGACTCTTTTCTTACAACATTTTGTTACTAGTGCCATTACCTTCCTCAAAATCTTCTTTTGTGATTCTTGTTGTCGCTGGCAAAATAACTCTAACAGGTTGCCAATGCGGCGTTGCTGGAACATTTTTCATCCAAGGATAAACAGCCCACTGTTTCCATTCAGTGGTGAGTGTGACTTTTTGTTGATTGAATTTCACCGGCCACCTTTTGGCTATTGAGCGCATAAACCATTTATCTGCGTACATGTCTTTGAAATGTTGCCATGGATTCTTTGGTGTATTGAAAAATTCACTTTCTACTTCCTTAAATGAAGGAAGCTCTTTGCCTAAAACGCGGGCGTTGATGATACAAACAACGATGTCATTTACATAATTATCGAATGTTCTATCACACTCAATAGAAGTATCATATTGGACACCTGGAAGTGCACTCATTGAAATTACGTCTCTGTACTTTACAGAAAGCCAGTTAAAAACTTCTTCCTTAAAATAATCATCCATAATTACTTTATACCTAGCGTCTCTCTATACGCCTCGATGTCTTTATCATAAGCCTTTAAGATTTTCTCCAATGTTGAGGTGTCATCCCCTTGATTCTTTAGATTGTCAATTTTTGATTGTACTATGCTTCTAGATCTGAGTGCACCCGTTAATCTTCCTTGAATATCTTTTCCTTTAGACATGATCTCCCCTATATGTTTCCCACACTTGCTTATTCCATTTAGCGTCCCACAAAGCGTGGTGCTCAATTTCAGGCCTGAACGGGATGTCTCGATTCTTGACAATTTCTGCCTTTAGATCTCTTGTGAACATTGGGATTGGTTCTGGAAGTTGAATCATCGGCCCCCAGTTTTGAGCCAGAGATACGTGGTCGTAGGCCGCAAAATAAGCCCATAGCTCTACGTCATCTCTTGATTTAATTCTCCCGCCATCTGAAATGAAGTTCAAGATAATCGGACCCCAATCTTCATAATCAAAACCGAAAAGATCTATTGACTCTTGAGAAATATGATTGCAGACATTTTTAGAAAGCCACGGTGTAATTACTGAGGGGTTGCCTCTCCATTCGTACCCTTCCAAATCAATATATGATTGCATGTACTCTCTATTAATCAGGTACAAATCGCGATTGTCATCGGAGGTCATTCCGATAGAGATTGGAATGATTGTAGTGCCATCTTCTTCAAATTCTAAATCATAAAAATATCTATGCATATTATCAAATCCTAAATAGTTGGTCTTCAATTTTCTTAATCATTTTTCGAGTTTCTTTCAGCATTCTTTTAAATACACTTCTTGACGTCCCGCGCGACTTAACAATTTCGTTCATCAAAAACTCTTCTCTTGAGCGATATTCAAGCCATTGTTCTAGAACTGTTGCAACTAATTCATCACGGTATTCGCTGTCTTCAAGCATGTCCGCTCCTGCCCGCACACATTAAGCGCAGTCGTATAAGTTATTTTTCACTGTCACCACTTTATTTTTATAGGTCAGACCCCGTGACATGCATGGGTGACAAGACGGTGACATGTCACGGTGACAAGCATTTTTAGGCTAGGTGACAAAGGTGACAAACAGTTTTTTCTATGGGTGACGATATGGTGACATGCTTATGATAGTTGTTTTCACTAGCTGTCAAATACTCTAAGTTTCCCAAATGATTGTTCTGTCTGTTTTTGTCTTTGTGATTTACAGGCAAGCTGCTTTCACCACCACCAAATGCTTTCATCACAAGCCTATGGACCTTCATTAATTTTTTCTTATAAAAATCCCACACCCGGCCACATTCAGACACATAGTATCTTTCGTAACCGGGTACGGGTCTCCACACGCTCCTTGCGCACCTTGCTTATCACAGCACTATCGTATAGGTGAAATCATCCTTTGTCAAGGATCCATCGTCTACCAATTTAACCAACTGCTTGTGCAGCCATGCACGTGATCGGCCCGTTAAGGCGAGCACGTCTGATAGATCAGGAGCATTGAATTGTGTGATGCCATTAGACTTTAAATCTCCAAGTCTTTCCTTAAGAATCTCGTTTGCTTCCTCGGCAGAGACCTCAATTTCTGGGTCATCAAATTTCAAGAATGAATCATTAAATTGTATTTCCAACTCTTCCAATTCCTCTAATATGGTCTTTTCGAATTCAATATTTTCCTCATCATCAACTTCCAATTGAGGTACTGCAACAATCGCAGATGGCTTGCATGCCTCAAAGATGTCTTTCAGACTCGCCATCGTAATTGAATCAATTGGTTCTTTTTCATGATTGTTTGCTGCTTCGTAAAGCTGTTCATCTGTAATGAAGGCGCCACGTAACGGCACTATCCACTTACCTTGATCAACTTCTGGATGAACCAAATAGGCATAGCCAGGCTTGCTATTACGCCACACGGAAGGGTCTGCGCCAGCATCCAGAACATCATCAGGTAATGCAAATTGTGCATCTGATATATCTTGAACGCCAAAACACATAACCGCTGAGAACTGTGCTCTTGCCGCTGTGTCAATAGCAACATAGCTTGCTCTCTGCAATGAAGCAGTGATGGCGATACCAACGGATCGCGCAGTTTCCATCATTTTAATGAAAGCTGGATTGTTGGCAATGAGACCTGATGCTTCTTCAATGTGAACATACAAAAAGGTAAGGCCGCTCTGTTCATCCCATTTTGTTTTATTGAGTCTACCAAGTTCATCAGCACGATCTTTAATTGTTCTAGCAAATCTTTTGAATAGTGCTTCTGCAATTACTTCTTCTGATATGACAAGGTGAATTCCATTTTTAGCCAGGTTCAGTGTCTGATTTCCTTTGGAAACATCCACAACGATAACAGCAGATTTCCTGTGATTAAAAGCTCTTGCAAAAATTACCTTTGCGGCTTCAGATTTACCTGAACCGTTCATGCCTTGAATCAACATGTGCACTGCACCAAGACGCTTTGAATGTAGATTAAATTCAGCAGGATCACCTGTTTCATATTTACCTACAACAAATTTATCGTTTGGGCTAGTGAATTGTTTATTTGGCTCGAAAGCCACTACTTCGTTAAGTAAATCTCTACGCACTATAGTGAAATGGCCTTTGGATGCGTCATTTCGATCTGGTTCGATGCGCACGGCATTTTTAGGAGCCTTAAAAAGGCTGGCTAAATGTGTTTTATATTTCTGTGCGTCATCAATTGTGTTCTTTCCTCTTTTAACTTGGATAATGCCTTTTAATCTATCTTTGGTGTTTTCTACGATGGTAGTTTTGGTATCTTCAAGGCCATGACCATTGAAAAAATCTCTCATTGGATCGTCGCGCTTTTCTGACTTGATAGCACCTCGTATATTCCATGATCCACACAATGCTAATCCGAATACAATCCACACTATTATTACTGCTGGATGCCAAGGAGCATACAGAATAGCAAAGCCAAGCCATATGCCTACAGATGCCAGCGAGAATACAGAGTGAAATCTTCCAAAATCACGTCTTGTTCTTGACGCACGCCACATGAATATTGCTAATGACATGGTGCACGTCAAAACACCAATTACTACCCAATTGTGTGGATCACCAAAATAATCGAGGTGGCCCACCAACCATAAAACGATAGACAGTATCAGTGTTCCTATCCAAGCCAGGTACGGCTTCAATAAAACCATTCCGCTTGAGGTAATACTATCTATCGCTTTGTATTTCATTCTTTTTGCTAAATAACTCACTTGATTGTGAAGTCCGGCTTGATTGTCTTCTTTGAAGAAGCAGCCTCAGATAGTTCATTAGCAAATTTATTTTCAAACAAAGTCCAAGTTTTTACAGCAGCACTTCCGGCAAACTTAAGGGATTCAGCAACTGCTCGTAAAGAAGCAGCTATTGTCCTTGCTCTCACATTGTTTTTAACGCCCTTAATGTTAGCCAATCTCTGTTGAAGCATATCAGCCGACCAGGAGACTTCTGTATAGAGGTCATAACACAATTTACGTAGAGTATCCAGATATTTTTTTAGCGCTAAATTGTCGCTAAGATCTATCTCTCCTAGTTCGTCTATCTTTTTAGACACGTCTAAGTGTCACCTCCTGTAAGCGAGCGTAACATAAAGCATTTCGTGTGTCAATAGTTATTTACGGTGTGCTGCCAGGTGCTGGGTTTTGCCCTGCTGGTTTGGAAAGCCTATCCGGCAATGTGGTGTTAGTATCAACATAGTATCCCAATGGCCTATTTTGATCCAGCCTTCTCTTTCCTTCGCGCAAAAGTCCCGCAACCTGGTTTACCAAATTATTCAAATCTGGGCCAGTTGCATATTCTAGCGCTGGTTGTGCACCTTTGGTCATAATCAACCACATCATGCTTGTATTTGTTTGATAAGATAATTCTGTAACATATTCTTCAGTTAACCCAGCTGTTTCTCTACATTGCTTATGCAGCCAGGGTTGAAATGGATGTCTAGGCATCTAGCCACTCCACTGTGGTTAAACCATTATGTCCATGTATACCTATTGCGTCTTCCATATTATTCCAAAATACCATCGACGGTCTATCTCCCAGCCATTTAATGGCTACTGTTCCATCAGTAAATTCGACACCTTCTACTACAACTCCAGTGCCAGATACTCCACTTACATCTACGCTTCTATTTAATACAAATCTTCTCAAGGTTTCTCTTTGCCTTCTTTCTTTTTAATATTGAATTGCACTTACTACATCTATGAATGAGAGCAACTACGGATCAGCTTCTGATTCCCGTAGTTGCTCCACATGCACACTTTTTGTTCTACAGAACTTACACTTCGTCATGTAAGCATTCTATCATCTATTAAAAATATATTGTTTTTCAAATTCGTTTTTATCGATGAAAACAACTGCATCATGTGGCTCCTGAATAATCCAGTCGCTCCATAACACTTCTCCATACTCAGTATCAATCCCACTCTGAGTAGTTCTTACGCTATCAAATCTGCCTGTATTAAGCAGCCATTTGACTATTTGATTTACATTTTGTTCTGACAGCTGAACACACTTATAAAATACGCGAGGTGCGCATTGTGTCCAAACTAGTGTTGGTTTTTTCTTAACTGTATCTTCTTTTGTTTTATCAATTAAAGAGTCCAGATACTTGCCAAGTTCTTCAAAAGTCATTATATCTCCAATGTTAAAGGTCCATAGTCTCTTACTACGACCTGCCATCTTAAACCAACATAAGCAAGAATATGATTGAAATTTCGGAGGGTCCAACCTGAGTTGGAATTATCCCATTCCCATCTATATCCATCACTATCTCTGACCACGCTGTCATGTGCTGGCTCTTGCATGCTATCATCCTTATCCCCGAGCTATTACGGGAATTGTAAAACTATGATTATTATTCTTCAAGTATAAAAGGAAGAGGGCCCCATTGCTCTAATCGTTCATGTGTTTCGACTAATTGTGCAGCCGTTTCTTTGTCAAAGTGCTTGAGCAAATGAATCATTACGTCGTAATTGCGCATTGCTTGAATAAGCAATAGGGTTAATAACTCTTCTGGATCTGGTTTTGGTTGTTTTACTTCATTCATACTATGAGACTAGTCGTCTGATTCTTCAATGTCAAGATAGATGGCATCTTGTGCCATCTCATTGGCTTTATCCAGTGCATCATATCTATCATTTGCATCTACGACAAAAGAGGTTATGAGAATCTCTTTTACATAAAAATCGGCCTTGAATCTAGGCATTTTTGTCTTCAAGCTCCCAATCATATTCATGATGAACATCAGATATATAGACATCTAGTGCCATTTCTGGATCTTTGAGAAATTCTTCCATAGAAAAGTCATCACCTAGATCAAACGTCTCAACTATTTCGGGAAATGTTACTGTTATTTTCATGCTCCTTCTTCCATTTAAGTAAATTTCTAATATATACGCCGCCCTATGCAAATGCTGAAAATAAAAACCCCCATTGAGCAGTAGTGATCGAATAGGTTATCCATAGTACTTGGACAGAGATGCCTATCACCCATCCCCATGTTGATTTATTTCCAGCTATCCATAGACCAGTGACTCCTAAGATTGATAGGAGCCAACTCCACCACCACTCCATTACTTCTCAATTCTAGGCCTGATGGCCAGCGGAATAGTCCACTTTATCCGCTCGATTTTTATTACTGAGCGCGGGACGATATTTAATTCTACATTCTTGTAGACATCAGGCTCCAAGCTCCAAATATCATCTCTTTGTGAATAAGATTTGATGTTGGGTGGGTTCATTTTCCCTGACATAGTGACTCTATAATCACCAACCTCAATAGTGATTTTTGCATCTTGCGGTCCTGGGAATACCTCTTTCATTTCAACCTCCAAATATTACTTGGGTGGGCCTTTGTTCTTTTTACAATATTTGGGCTGCCATGTCTTTTCATTCTGCGACCATGCTTATCACACATCCTGTAAACACGATAAGCTATTTTAGAATCACAGCCATCTACATCACATGTATTATTCAAACATGATCCCCAACGTTTCAGGAAAATATTGTTCTGTGATTACTTTTATTGCGGAGGCTAATTGTTGTATTTCGAGTTGTGCTGTCTTGTGTAATCTTTCCTCTAGAAAATGAATTAAGTTGGCAAATGAAACTGTCCATTGATAATTAATCATCAACCCATACGCAGGCAAGAAGAGTCTTGCCTGTTCAGCGCATAGTTCACTATTGAGCCATTTCTCATATAAGGCCTGTCCGAGATTGATATAATCTTCTAGCTCTCCAGAGATAAGCTCCCCAATTCTAGGATCAATTGGATCAGAAGATCCCTGCTTTGCGTTTGTAGCAGCATACCGCCAATCAGTTTTATTTGGAATAAAAAATTCATTATTAGATGTTACGTATCGTTTTGACATTTCGTTCCAGCCATTCTGATCGTCAATATGAGCACTGGCTACCTGATATTTAAAATGCTGTCTTGCGACAAATAAAGGTGCCTTTATTTGAAATGTCATGCATGCATGTCTAAAAACTGAATTATGCTTTTCCCTAATGAGAAACTTTAATAATTTTTCTTCCTTCTCGTTCCATTCTGTTGAATCTTTAGCAAAACTCGCGCGAGCAGCGCGGGTGAAGGAGAGATCGGAACCCATATGGTCTACGTACTTTACATATCCTGCATTGTTATATAAATTTATTTTATTTTCCATAATTTTTATTGGCCTTACAATACTTCGTTTTCTTGTGTTTTTTTAATTTGCTCTTCACGTGATCTGGAGATTGACCCACGACATGAAGATCGCATCCTTGTGCATCACATTGCAATTGTGACGGAAAATAATTACTTCCGGTCTTTTCCACTTTACTAATTTTCTAGTCCCATCCTTTTCTCATATTTTATCAATACATCTTCAACAGTCTTTCTAATGAAATTAGTGCTGATGACGGGCTGACTTAGTCTATCTGATTTCTCGCATTCAATCAATATGTTGATGAGGGCATTTGCAATTCTTAGTTCTCCACCATCAGGATCATTAGGCCAAGGACCCTCCGAAGGGTCCTCAAGCCATGACATATTTATGTCTCTCAATATTCTTCGTTGAGATATCTCATTTTACAGTCCTATATTTAATTACTGTTTCTTCATAAGGTTCAACTTCTCTGATGCTAATATTAGGAGGCTGCTCTTGCATTTCTGTTGATGGAGAAAGCCAGCAAAGTTCAGCATAAGAACCGTCATCAAATTTCCACACAGCAGACCAACTTGTCCACCATCTACCCTGATCTTCCATTTCATGAGTATCGCCTAGATAACCATCACTTTCGAACCATTCCAATTCAGACTCGATATCATAACGATCAGTCTCATCATTGCCATTCTTTTCAAACCATGCAATTAGCTCTTGTGTCTTATTCATTGCTAGCCTTTTCCTCCTGTTTAATTAACAGGCCTGCTCTTTTTAGTTCATCAACAATAGCTGGTGTAACGTGAATCCAAAACTCATCCAGCTTGCTCTGTAGATTAATTACCCCTTGACGTTGATCCTCTGTAGATAGAGAAGCTTCCGCAAAAGCTACGCCGTTTTTAAGCCATTTATGTAAAAGAGAATCGATAATACGATTCGCTAGAGGCTGATGACGAGCAATTTTTTCATTTTTAGTATTATAGTTCATTCTTTACCAAATCTTCCCATAAAGTGATTTTCCGCCGCTACCAGCGCTACATCTAATGCTTCAAACCAGTCGTCATACTTGCGATACGCCTTATCACCATACCAGCTCTCCAGTGCCCTAATTCCAGCTAAGTAGTACTCAAATAGGGTCCAATGACGATCTGACATATTCTCCATAAAGTATTCAGGGCTTTGCAAGTCGTCACAAAGTCCGATTTTCATATAGTCTTCTAGCTCTTCACCAGACATAGTCAACATCCCAAAATTCAGGAAATTCATTAGCCTCTACTAACTCTTCAACCTGAGAAAGCGACATGGCACCATTTTTTTGCACCATGTCTAGAATCGCTACCAGAGTGTGGCAGACATCATTAATGCGAGGGTCGTCATAGCTATCTGGTAGACCTCGTACACCATTTTTAAGCGCATCCACGGTGAGAACCGGATCAACAATCTTATACTTCATTTCCATAGCGCCTGCTTCGCAAGGATAGAATTCACCCTTTAGACCCTTGACTACCCAATGACCAGTGGGTACATTTAGCCACTGTTCTTCAAGGTCATTGTAAACCTGAAGACTAATTTGCGCGGGGTATGTTTCAAGCTCAGTGTACCTGAGCTTGCTCTTAGGAACAAAGTCCTGTAGATCTAGATAGCTTTCATAATTGCCTGCCCACGGACAGGCAGCAGATTGAATCTGAACCTTTTTGGTTTCCCAAGTAAGTAGCTTAAGCTCTTCGGTCATTTCTTCTCCATTAGTTGTTGTTGAATCTTTTCAATTCTTGTTAGCGTTCGAGTCAGTTCACTATCCACTATATCTCTCCATCTCAGAGCAAGTTTGCCCTTTAGATCAGAGATGGTGTTTGATGCACGAGCATATTGTTTGTTCATATGATGCAACTTGCTTTTGGTTTCAAAAAGCTCTTGGACAAGCTTGTCGCCAATTAGAAGCTTCTTAATGTACTCACGCGCATATCCAGCGTTATACATTGCTTTTACGCCAAGCACATGACCCACCAGCATCTTAGAATAACTGGATGAGATCTTCATATCTTTGGTGAGCAATGTAAAAAGCTTTTCTTTGGCGTCTTCCAACTCAGACACTGTGAGATGCTTTGAACTCCATCCTCTAGTTTGATCTAGAGATGTGATTTCAGGAAAATCTTCATACTCAACACTATCGGATTCTTTTTCATCCCACGCCCACGTTTTTCCACCAAAAAACATTCTTTTAATTGCTTTCATTATCCCATTTCCATATCACGAGCAATGATGGCATCATATTGATCCCATTCTTGCTGCTCTACTTCACGTGCTATTGCTTGAAGGCGATCAGACCAACGTCTGAATTCATCGCGGTCAGGTGTGCTAGGTTGACTATAGTGCAAGAAGATGTCTTGCGCAAGACTTTGTAACCGATCTGAGATGTTCACTTGCCGCCCCACATCTTTAGACCACAAAATATCTTGACTATCATCTTTCTTTTACACATAGAGCATTGCCATCTATCACCCACCTTCTTACTATTCACAGAAGGTGGGCGGCATTGATGTGCCATTATGATCTTCTCCAAACTAGCAATCTAATAGTTTTATTGAAAGGCTGGGCCACCCAGAGTTGGCCACAACCACGTGTTTTACATCTCCAAGTAGATCCTGCCCTGAATGTTCGTTTACCTGGTAATATCACAGGCGTTTTACAATCATGAAGCATAATTCTCCTCAATTCTAATCAATTACAACAGTCCAATAAGTTCTCCTTGAAGAACCATCATCTTTCCAATAGGTTCTAAAACACCAAGTTTTATCACATTCCTTGCACTTCCATAGAGACCCATCGCCTATAAAAAAGGTAAAAATTGGCTTCTTGCACTCATGAGGCACTATTGGTTTTTTAGAAGGCTCTCGTTTAAGTTTTTTAATCCACATGATGATCCTAAAATGGTGGGGGATCAAGTATCCCCGCCCTATAATTTCTATACATCTTCAAAAACTCCATTATCTGTTCTGGAGTATAATTCTTGAATTTTATATCACGTTCTTCACAAAGCTTTTCAAATTCTTTTAAAAGATCTATAAGTTTGATGACATCATTTCTAGATATCCTATCTGCCATCCAAAACTGCTTCCTTGCACAGCGGATGATAAACTTTGCCTTTGTAAGGCTTAACATTCACTTTAATTGGTTTATGACATCTTGCACATATAATTTGTTTAGCCATTATCTTCCTTCATTGGAGACTTACATGTGACATGCGTAGCCATCTTAATTTCAAAGTAGTATCTGATCTTCTTACCTTTAAGAATTCTTCTATCACATATAGAACATTTTGTATCAAACTTACTTTCAATAATTCTATTTGACACAGTTGTAGACTCTGATGTCAAAACTTCTTTGTTTAATTTTGATCTTCTATTTTGAAGATCCCAGTTTAATTTAGTCATTTACCTTCGCTTCGCTCAGGTGTTCGGTCGCTACGCTCCCTCACTCCCAATATTCTCATTTTGAGGTCAAGGAGAATGCTCAACAATCCTTTGATTTCTAAAGGAATCAGGGGGTGTGTGAGCCGCAGGCGAACACTATGTTTTTTACAGAATAAGTCTAAATTTGACCTACTTGGCTATAGGATCTCCATTAAAAATGAAGACACAACCTCAGTTTCGCGGGTGGTCAGTCCTGTGGGGCCAAGTAGTCAAATCCCCACCACATCTGGTGTATTAACCGGTTTGGGGCATGAAAAAACCCCAGAGAGGATTTCTTCCGTGGCTGGAACTCTCTGGGGCTTAAGCTTATTTGATTAATCTCAGGTATCCAGCCACGTCAACCTCTATTAGCATAGTATCACATCGTGACGTCAGATGCAAGTGCTGATCTGTTGCTTCTGCAAACGGATCATGCTACTATAAACATATGCCTGTTTTCGCAGGTCAATCATAACACAACGGGACAGCAGACACAATATGGATATCAGTTTCTTTTGCAATGAGGGTGATCTTCACCTGAATGGAGGCTATGGCATAGCCTCTTATAATATTTTGACTTCTTTACAGAAATTAGGACATCAAACTCCATGGAATTCTAGTAAAACACCTGTTCAGTTATTCTTTTCATTTCCCAGCTTTTATGCAGATTTTATTCGTCCAGAACAACACAAAATTCATTTGTTGGTGTGGGAGTCTACTAAATTCCATGAAGACTGGTATGAGATATTAAAAGAAATTGATGAAATTTGGGTGGCGTCAGATTGGTGTAAACAAGTAGTAGAGGACAATGGCTTTAAGGTAGCCAATGTCTATCCACATGGAATAACTCCTGGGTGGAAACCAATGAAGAGAAAGCCTCAAGGCAAACTTAGGTTTTTGCATGATGGTGAACCAGCGGTCCGTAAAGGGGGCCAGCTGGCCTTTGACGCTTTTAAAGCAGCCTTTGGTGATCAGGATGATGTCGAATTAACCATTAAGGCTAAGCGGAGTTCCAGCATAAGAGTTTATGACCGGAATCGTTCAATTATTGGGATTCCGGGAGGTAATGTTAAGATCATTACTCAAGTAATGGAATTACCACAGGTAGTCAGTTTATATCACAGTCATCATGTTATGGTCAGTCCTTCATATGGAGAAGGATTCGGCTTCCCGGCATTACAGGGACTTGCAACAGGCATGCCAACTATTGCAACATCAGAATGGGCACATTACCGCAATTACCTGGGGGAGCTGGGAGTAGAATCACAATATATAGATTCCCCTTGGCCTATGGTCCACCCTGGCAAAGTAATTGAGCCCAATTTTGATGATCTTGTCGATAAGTATAGATTTGCATATGACAATTATGATACGCTAAGCAGCAAGTACTTCAATCAAGCCTTCAACATACACGAAGAATATGATTGGTTGAAATTAACAGAAAATTCTTTTAGAAAAGTTTTAGAGCAATTTGGCTCATGAGTAGAAGTGGTATAATCAAAAGACGATGGAAGAAGAGTTAAAGGATTGCTACTTGTGTGAAAGGAGTTTAAATTTAAGCGAATTTCACAGCAAAAGACGAGAATGTAAAGACTGCTCTAAAGGCATAAAGCTAACTTATCGTTATGGTATAAGTATGGAGCAATATATTGAATTGTTAAATGAGCAGAATGGTGTTTGTGAAATCTGTCAACGTAGCCCTGAAGAGGTTGGAGTTTTAGCCGTAGATCACGATCATAGGTGCTGTCCAACAGAAAAGACGTGTGGAAATTGTATACGTGGACTTATTTGTACGTGTTGCAATGTCTCCATCGGTAGATTTAATGACGATGTAATTCGTTTAGAACGAGCAGCACAATATTTAAGAAATTATGCTTAATGTGGACAGAGTAGATGTCTACTCTATCTATTTTTATCTTTAAAACGAAAGGGAATTGAAATATGGCTAAGATTGATGCAAACGGCTACATAGACAACCCCTACCAACAGTTCATTGCAACATCTCGTTATGCACTCTGGAATGATGAACTTGGTCGTAGGGAAACATGGTCTGAAACAGTTGATAGATATATGAATTTTATGCGTGATCATTTATTAACCAACAATGGTTACTCAATGACAGACGCAGAATACATTGAAATGCATGACGCAATTACTACAATGCAGGTGCTTCCAAGTATGAGGGCGCTGATGACAGCAGGACCAGCACTCAAGAAAAACAACATTGCCGGATACAACTGTTCTTACATTCCAGTTGATTCACCAAGAGCTTTCGATGAAGTTCTTTACATCCTTATGCACGGAACTGGTGTGGGATTCTCTGTGGAATCAAAGTACACCGAAAAACTACCAACTGTGGCGGATGAGTTTGAAGAAACATCCACGGTCATTGTTGTAGAAGATTCAAAAGAAGGTTGGCAAAAGTCCTTTAAAGAACTTGTAGCGATGCTGTATGCTGGAAATCTAGCAAAGTGGGATGTATCAAAGGTACGTCCTAAAGGCGCAAGGCTCAAGACTTTCGGCGGACGTGCCAGCGGACCAGATCCACTAGTGCAGCTTTTTGAATTTACTACAAAGATGTTCCAAAAAGCCAGTGGACGCAGGCTTTCCACAATGGAATGTCATGATCTTGTTTGTAAGATTGCTGAAATTGTCGTTGTCGGCGGGGTGCGAAGAAGCGCACTTATCAGCCTCTCTGATCTCAAAGACGATGAACTATCTCGTTCAAAAGTTGGAGCATGGTGGGAAGCAAATAGCCAAAGAGCACTTTCTAATAACTCAGCAGTGTATGAAAGCAAACCAAACTTGGGCACGTTTCTAAGAGAATGGACAAACCTATATGACTCAAAATCAGGAGAGCGAGGAATCTTTAATAGAGAGGCTTCCGCACTCGCCGCAGGCAGAAGCGGACGTCGTCAAGTGGATGGAATTGAATTTGGAACCAATCCTTGCTCAGAAATCAACTTACGTCCCTATCAATTTTGTAATCTCTCAACCGTTCCAGTATCGGGAGAGGATGACGTCAAGATACTTAATAGAAAAGTGGAGTTGGCGGCTATTCTCGGAACCTGGCAGTCTACGCTTACCAACTTCAGAGGCTTAAGATCAATTTGGAGAAAGAATACTGAGGAGGAGCGCCTACTTGGTGTATCCATGACAGGCATCTTTGGTAATACTCTACTTAATGGCAAGAAAACGGGATTAGAAGAAAGACTAGAAGATCTCAAGGCAACAGCAGTAAACGCAAATGCGATATGGGCAGAGAAACTAGGTATAGCATCATCCGCTGCTGTTACATGCCTAAAGCCTGAAGGTACCACAAGTCAACTAGTAGGTACGAGTTCTGGTTTACATGCCTGGTATGCTGAATATTTCATTAGAACAATAAGATCAGATAAAAAAGATCCAACGGGACAATTCTTGAGTGATTCCGGGGTACCGCATGAAGATGATGTGATGTCCCCTGATTCTACTGACATCTTTTCATTTCCAATGAAGGCTCCAGTAGGAGCACTTGTAAGAGATAGTTTAACAGCCATTGAACATCTGGATCTATGGCTAAAGTATCAAAGACATTTCTGTGAACATAAGCCATCTGTAACTATCAATGTAAAAGAAGATGAGTGGCTTGAAGTAGCGGCATGGGTATACAAGAATTTCGATGAGGTTACAGGAGTTAGCTTCCTTCCACATTCTGATCATACCTACAGACAGGCTCCATATCAGGAAATAACAAAAGAAGAATATGAAGAGGCAATAAAGAAAATGCCCAAGCAATTACATTGGGAATTGCTGTCTCATTATGAGCAGACAGATGAGAATGTAATTGGCGGAAGAGAATTGGCATGTAGCGCGAACTCCGGTGGATGCGAAATAGTAGACTTAGTAAAAGAATGATATAATGTATTTGGGCCAATTCGTAAGAATTAGCTACCTAGGAAAAGACCACCCAATGGGTGGTCTTTTAGTTTTATCATATGTTATTTGTAACTTGTCAAATTTGCATCTTTTGTTATACACTGTATAAAGGAGGTGCAAAATGGTAGATATAGCAACAAGAAACTATAGTAGTAGAGGTGGCGCACGAGTAATCTGGGTTGCCATTCATACTACAGAAGGAATAATGGACGCCAGAGATCTTGGTTATTATTGGCAAAGAATAACCAATGGCTCATCTCATGCTGGTTGCGACAACAATAAGACTGTAACTTATGTTGATACAGCCTATGCCTCCTGGACTTTGTTGAATGGAAATTCAAGATCAGTCAATATGGAGATTTGTGGTTGGGCAAGTTGGACCAGAGATCAATGGCTTGGGCCACAAAGAGGAAGATTAGTTCAGGCGGCAAATTGGGCAAGACAGATGTGCAATCAGTTTGGTATTCCAAAGAGATATATCGGCGCAGCGGGTGTTGCTAGAGGAGAAGCAGGAATTATAGGACATGTTGATTATACCAATGGTGCTAAAGATGGTAACCACTGGGACCCAGGACCAGGCTTTCCTTGGGATGTTTTTATAGATTTAGTGAATGAAGGGCAGGGTACCCCAGGCGGCGGAGGCGGCGGGGGAGGAACAGGAGGTGACGATTTTCTAATGGGACTAGAACAATGGAAGCAAGACCGTATTTTCAACCGTATTCTAAGCATGAGTGCTGGAGTGCCAGGAGAAAACTATAATGGTGAACAGTTCAATGCCGAGCAGACTAAAATTGATATTTTAACAGCAAACGTTAATTCTCTGGCTCAGGCGGTTGCAGCACTTTCAGTCAAGATTGATGGATTAAAAGAAGAAGAACCGAATACAACACCAGAATCTGTTTATCACACTGTTGTTAAAGGAGATACCTTGTACAGTTTGGCAAAAACATACAATACAACTGTAGAGGAAATTAAAAGATTAAATGATTTAAATACCGACACTTTAAGTATTGGAACATCATTGAGAGTTAAATAGCAAAAAGGGGCCTTTGGCCCCTTTTTGCTATATCAATCAATAATTGTTATAATCAAGACAATATGAATATAGAAGATAGAGTGGATCGTATGGCAATTGACCTGGAGAGACTTGTTCAAAAAGCTGAAATCTGGCAGATGCTTTTTGACGAGTGTCCTATCGCTGTTGCTGTGTTTACAGCGAACATGAAGTTTTTTCTTGTTAATCCAGCGTTTATTGAAATGTCAGGGCACTCAATAGATATTCTGGAGAAGGACGTAAAAGAAATAATTCCATCAAGATTTAGAAAAATTCATAAAAAGGCAGAAAAGCAGTATGCAGCAAGGCCAGAAAAGAAGGTTAACCGCCATGGTATTGAGCCTTATTTGTTAAGAGCGAATGGAGAAGAAATAAAGGTAGATATAGATTTATCTTATATACAATATGATGCCAAAATTTATTATGTAGCCTTTATTAGAAGGATCTCATAAGGAGTGTTATAATAACGATATGGCAAGCACATTTACAGTTCAGCTACCTGCTGGAACCAATATTACTAAACTGGTTAATCTTCCAACTGCTGGATCTTGGCTAGGCGCGGTCGTGGTTTCGTGGGCGACTCATACAACAGATTTAGAGGTACATGAGGCAATTTTCATTCAAGAATGGGTGCCAGGTAATCCAAACGTTAAAGGATACAGACATGTTAATTATGATGGGGTGGGACCAACCTTTGATGAATGGACACTACCCGCCGAAACACGCATTTGGAAGGCTCTTTTCGCTGGAGAGAGTCAATTTAAGCTTAGGTATACTTCCGCCAACGAAGTCAGCGTTAATATTGAAACTACTCGTACAGCTTGGCAATCTCTTAATTATCCCCAATATTCAGCGACCCCACCAACCCTATGGAAATATGATGGTAGACTTGCATGGGTTCCTAAGTAAGTGATGAAATGAGCAATTATGATCGCATGGCCATTTCTCAAAAACCAGATTTCTATTTTTCTTCAAATTCATCAGGTGATCAATCAGGTAAAACCCTTTATGGCATAACAAATGGAGCAACCAATGTAGGCCAACCTATCATTGTTGGCAACCCATCATCATGGAGGATTGCGCCTGGTGAATCGCTGGTGCTAGATGCAAATCCTATTTTCTTTCAAACAAACAATGATCTTGAATTTGTTATCCAAATGGTACAGCCAACAGAAACTATCTGTATTTTTGGGGACTCTAATGCATACAATGGTATCTTCGTCACAAATGGCGGGGTAGAGATTAGAGTTGTAGATTCTGATGCTGTTCAAAGATCTGCTTCCATTCCAATGATAGAATGGCCAGTGAAGATGCACATGGTCCTCTCCTTTGATCCAACATACTGCACCTTGATAGTAAATGGACAATCAACCCAAGTTTCGTATAGAGAAACAGATCCATCTACTATCACTAGCGTTTCTTTTAAGACAACTGCTAACAATGTCTACTATTTGGATGGTCTTGGCGTATACTCAGATGTATTCGAAGATAAGAGTAGATATATTGATGTAGGTGTGTTTGACTATTTAGATTTTATAAGCAGAACATACGATGGAATGGGTACAATATTTGATGGATACCGAGGACAACCAAGGATAGAAATTTCGAATACTGATTTTACTCCAGATCCCATTTTAGAAGAATGGTATTTATTTACTATCTTTTTTCCACTGTCAAGCGATGAAGATTTTGATTCGATCTCAATCGAATCAAGTTTAACAATTCCAATGCAATATAAAACAAATGATGGATCATGGGTATCGTTCAGCAGACAAGTGTCTTTTTCTCCCACCACAGATTTCTTTATATTACAAATACGTGCACGTACGCAAGATGTAACGGTGCCCTTTAAAATAAAAGTTTTTCCTATGTTTGATGATAGGATACTTAACGCAACTCCTGCAATCTTAACTCCAAATGGTGGGCCTCTTTATCCAGACCTTCATACAGTCTCAATTGTAAATTTTCCAGAAGGCGTAGAACTCTATGGTATCTCCTATGAGGGAGAATGGGTTGAAGACGTTCCAAAAACTATTGAGATTCTTTTTATGCCAAAAGAAACATCTGAGATAATAGTTTTGTACAGCGCGGATGGGGAAGCCACATGTGGTATCGGAGGATCTCTCTCAGGCTATACCGCTTATTTAAATGGTCAAGCAGTAGCCAACTTAAATGCTGCGCGGTTAAATCAATGGAATCATTTGGTTCTGACAATGACAAGTCCAGCTGCGAATACCTTTTATTTAAATAGTGATACTGCTAGAACTGGAGAAAAGATTATTGAATATGCGTTGCTAGCGGCGTATCCAACTGTACTAGCCGAAAATACAATTTCCCAGATGTATTCTATTTTAAGCTCCTATCATAAATTATCCATAACGGAGGATACGGCAGATATTTCTGAAGGTGAATTGGACGGAAGCTCTCCCTTCAAATTATATACACAAGCGTGGGCCATTATCGGTGGCGGTGGTAGTTAATATTAAAAATGGCAGCAATTTGCCTCATTTTCATTAATATTGGTATAATTTGGTTATGAATAGTAAGAAAAGTAGGATAACTCCGGTATCTGAAACTAATTTAGGTGTCTATGTTTGGCAGCTTCCAGATGAAACCTTTGTAGCAGACGAAAAAGCAAATGTAATGAGTATTTCGTCTTTTCGGGGAGATCTGAAGGCCATCAGCGCCATAAGAAAAGCCGCTAGTTATTATGGATTTGATGAAGGTAGTCCAATCTTTCTCGAAGGTGCAAGGAAGATTACAGATGAAGAGCTTCAAGAGCAGATTTATAGAATGAATCAAGGCTTAGTACCAGACCCATATGATATTGGTGTCTATAAGGAAGAGATGAAAAATGGCAATAGAACAGGCTGAAGATAATTTCAGTCAAAGTGAGCTGGTTCAGGCGTATAGATCTCGCACCTTAACAGTAAAGTATAAAGGTGACGATGCTGATTTTGATGTCTTCACCCAGCCTGGTGTGAGAAAAATGAAGGGTCTTGATAGAAACTTCATTAGAAGAAAAGATAGAGAATTGCTAAAGGCCTACACAAATCAGTCTGGTAAAGCAAAATCAAAACAAATAAATGTAGATGATATGTATGGGTATGACTACCTAGAATGTATCACTCCTCCGTATAATATGGACTATTTGGCAAAGTTATATGAAATTTCTCCTGCACATATGGCTGCGGTTGATGCTAAGGTAGAAAGTGTTTTTGGCTTGGGTTATGATTGGATTGAATCAAAGAAGACAAAGTCTGTTAGGCAGAAAGCCAGGACTGCGTCTGGTCTTAAAGCGTTGGATAAAGCAATTCAAGATGCAAGAGATAATATTGAATTGTGGCTTGAAGATTCAAACAAAGAGGATGTCTGGGAAGAGATCATGCGCAAGGTAGGGAAAGACTATGAAACCATGGGAAATGCCTATGTTGAAATAGGCAGGGATAGTCAAGGTAGAGTAGGTTATATAGGGCATCTACCAGCAAAATATGTGAGAGTGAGACGAAATAGAGATGGATTTGTTCAGATTTTTGGTGACAGAATTGCATTCTTTAGAAATTTTGGAGAAGACAACGCCAACCCAATAGGAAATGATTCTAATCCAAATGAAGTCATTCACTTTAAAAAATATTCCCCCAATGACAACTATTATGGAATTCCAAATATTATCGCTGCGAAGAACGCACTTGCTGGTAATGAATTTGCTGCGAGGTACAACCTTGACTATTTTGAGAACAAGGCTATCCCTCGACATGTTATTGTTACCAAGGGTGCAGCGCTTTCTGCAACCGCGATGAATACATTGGTTGAGTTTTTTGAAACAGGGCTACGTGGACAACATCATAGAAGCGTCTATGTTCCACTTGGTTCTGTTGATGCAGAAATCGAATTTAAGTCAATTGAGGCTGGAAAGCAAGACTCTTCTTTTGGTGACTTTAGAGAGTCTAACAATGAGGAAATCTTTATGGCACATAGAATTCCATCAACGCGAGCAGGTGTTTTCAGCGGCAAGAGTACTTCTCTGGCAGCATCCAAGGATGCCGATAAGGTTTTTAAAGAGTCTTATTCACGACCTGAGCAAGCTATTTTTGAGAAGAAAATGAAAAGAGTATTCAAGGAAATAACCGATGTTGTTGAATTTAAATTAAACGAACTTTCACTTATTGATGAAGATACACAATCTCAAATTGATGACAGGAATGTCAAAAATGGTACTCTTGTACCAGATGAAGTTAGAGCAAAGCGTGGCCAGCCAGCCCGCCCAGACGGCAAGGGTAATGAGCCTATGGTAATGAGTGCGCAACAACAAGCAGATGAAAAAGCTAATGCCATGAAAACTAGAGAGCGTGATACACAAAGAACAAATAATACTTCCGATAAACCGAATAGTAAGACTGGAAGGAGCCCAAAAGGTGAAGGAAGGAAGACCCCCTGATGTTTGATAAAGCGGCTGGTAAGATATTGAGACCCATCAATACAATGGCAGTAAGCATATTGGGAGTTTTCAATATTCTAATGGGGCTGTGGATTTCTCTGCCCTTTGATTCATTGCATATATCAAACAGTGTTCCAGAATGGATTATTTCAGCGGGCATGTTGGTAGTGGGCGTCTTTGTTGTAATAGGCGCGTTTGGCGAGAGGTATAGAACGCTGGTGATTGGTGCTCAACTAAGTTTTTACTATTGGTTCTGTGCAATGCTGGGCCTGATTCTTGTTAACTGGCATGACCCATCTTGGATAGTTGCACTAATGATTGCAGCCTATAGTTTGTTCGTAGCGATTAATATAAAGGTAAATCGTGATAATTTGCCTTTTAAAAAACAGTAGTTTATAATCAAGCCATCATGAAGATAGAAAAAGCTCTATTGACTGCCACTGAAAAAGAGATCAATATTAGTGTACCTTTTACTAAATTTGACAAGGCAAACAGAAAAGTTTCTGGCTTTGCTACTCTAGACAATATTGATCAATCTGGTGATGTTTTAACATCTAGCGCCAGTGTTCAAGCGTTTGAGCAGTTTCGTGGAAATGTCAGAGAGCAACATGACAAAAGCAAAGCAATTGGTAAGATGGTTAGTTTTCAGCAGCAAGACTTTTATGATAAGAGTACCGATAAGATGTATAACGGTATTTATGTTACCGCATATGTATCAAAAGGAGCGCAGGATACTTGGGAGAAAGTGCTTGATGGTACATTGAGTGGATTTTCTGTAAAGGGTGCAATTGTAAAGCAGCACACAGAATATGTTCCGGATGAAGACAAGTCTATCCGTTTTATTGATGCCTATTCGCTGGAGGAATTGAGTTTAGTAGACTCTCCTTGTAATCAACTTGCTAATGTCTTTTCTATTGAGAAAACAGCCAATGGCATAGAAATAAATATCACAAATGAAGTTGATTTAGAAAACGTCTTTTGGTGCGACAAAGACGCAATTGCTGTGCTTAGTAAGGATGAAACTGCTGATTGCAGCAAGTGTGAGACTCCAATGAAAAACGCAGGTTGGTTTGAGTCTGTCGCCGGTGAAGATAAGGTAGAAAAGATGAAGCAAATACTAATTGCTTCCGGATTTACAAAAAGCGACAACGATCTGCGTGAAACGAAAGGAGGTCCCAAAATGGCGGATGTAACAAAGAATGAAGAAGTTGTAGAAAAAGCTGTTGAAGATGCAATTGAAGAAGTAGAAAAATCAACTTCTGAAGAAAATGAAGATGGCACTGAAATTAGCGAACCCGACCTGCAAGGAATTGCAAAGGCTCTTGATGAAATCAAAGCTACTCTAGCGGGCGTAACGGCAGCAGGTAGCGAAAAGGAAACAGCTATTGCAGATATTAAGACTACAGTAGAAGGTGTACAGAAGAGCGTTGAAACACGTATGGAAGATCTTCTAAAGGCACACACAGAACTTGCCGAAGACTTTAAGGCACTTAAGGATGGCCTGGGCGGCGTTGAAAAAAGATTAAACATGGTTGAGTCTTCATCAGCGATTAAAAAGTCTGCGGATGTTGAGACTGGCTCCACATTGGAGAAGTCAAACAAGCAAGAACAAAAGCCCTTCTGGTCAAATGCATTTCTTCCTAATGAGCTTGACTAAGAATAAAAATATGGAAAGAAAGGAGAGTTATATATGAGCGAAAATATTCTTGAGAAAGTAATTCGTACCACTGAAGTTGGTTCAGGTGGTGGTGGTCTACTTGCTCCCGAGCAAAGCAAAAGGTTCATTGACTATATGTTCGATGCTACTGTTATGCTTAACGACTGTAGAACCATCAGAATGCGCTCTGAAGTAGCGGAAATTGATAAGATTGCAATTGGTCAGAGACTAATTCGTGCAGCAACTGAAGCGGTCGACACAGGTGAGAATGCTGGCGTAACATTCAGCAAGATCTCTCTAGTAACTCGTAAGATTCGTCTAGATTGGGAACTCTCAAGTGAATCACTTGAGGACAACATTGAAGGAGCAGATCTAGAAGATCACATTGCTAGACTTATGTCTACGCAGTTTGGTAATGACTTAGAAGATTTAGCTATTAATGGTGATACCACATCAACAGATAAGACCTTAAAGATCTTTAATGGGTGGTACAAGCTTGCTCTTGCGGGTGCTCATGTTGTAGATGCGGGTGGTGCACAACTTGATCTACCTATCTTCAACAAGGCCCTAAAGGCTATGCCAAGAACCTATATGCAAAAACGTATTGGTTTGAAGTTTTACACAGGTTCAAATTCAATTCAGGATTACCTATATTCACAGGCACAGCAAGGTAATGGTGCTTGGACAGGTCCAAGATCTGATAGGATTATCGATGGTGGTCCAGTTCGTACTGAAGGTTCAAATGGATTTATAGCTGGACGTCCGTTCGGTGTTACATTGCAAGAAGTTCCATTGTTCCTTGAATCAGAGAATGCAACTTACTCTGGTGGTACAGGTGATCATGGCCATTTGGAATTAACATTCCCACAGAACCGTGTAATGGGTATCAAGCGTGATATTCAAGTATTCCGTGAATTCCAGCCAAAGAAGGATGCGATTGAATACACAACATACATCCGTGCTGGTGTAAACTGGGAGAATTTAGATGCCGCTGTAATAGTCAAAAATGTTCGTCTCGCTGCGTAATAGCGTCGCGATTTGACAATTGCACACCAATAGGTTAGAATAAAAGAGACAGCATCCGCTGTCTCTTTTTCTATTGGAGATTAAATGTATTTAAATATAAAAGCTTTAAATGTATTAAAGAACATGATTGAAAGATGTTATGTGGAAAGCAATCAAGCGTATAAAAATTATGGTGCCAGGGGCATTGACGTGTGTGACGAATGGATTGAAGATCCGACATCGTTTGTTAAATGGTATAAAGAAAGATATTTTGATTTAGGTCAAGTAGATAGGATAGATGTTAATAAAGGATATTCCCCTAATAATTGCAGAATCGTTACGCAAAAAGATAACAATAGAAATAGAAGAAATACTGTTTTTCTAAACATTTGGGGAGAACGAAAGCCCATTGGAGAATGGGCAGAGGATAAAAGGTCTGGAAGAAATGTAACTAGAGATGTTATTTATAATAGAATTCAATATGGATGGAAACCCGAAGATTGTGTCGCCGTTGATGTATCAGAAATCCAAGGTCAATCTTCATTTGCACCACTTATAGAGGCTTTCAATGAATCCAAGACCTTGCATGAATGGTCTATTGATGAAAGATGCAAGGTTAGCAAGAAATTATTATGGAGCAGAATAGACGCTGGATGGTGTCCTCAGGAGGCGATAACAAAAGAGCCAGCGCATAATGCTGGGAGAAGATACGAAGGCAAATCAGTCCTACAATGGTCTAAAGATCCAAGATGTCAAGTAAGTTACAAGGTCTTAAATTCAAGACTTAAAAAGGATATACCATTGGATGCGGCATTAAAATCATGATACAATCAATTTGGAGGTTATTATGTCATTTACAACAATGAAACTTGAAGAGCTGCAAAAAGCAGCACATCTATTTGAAATAGAAATTACAGAAAATGATACTAAAAAAGAGATCATCATAAAACTACAAGATAGTGGCAAAACATATGCTATGTATAAGAGATTTACTGAAGGTGATGAATTATCAAAGCCAGGAGATATTGAATTTAAAGCAACCTTGCTTTTAAAAATGATAAGACAGAATCCATCATTTGAAGTGTTGGGGTATAAATTTACGAAAACTCATCCGTTCCAAGTGATGCCACAGGAAGATGCACAAAAGGTGATGGATCTTTACGAAGGATTCGTTATCGCATCACCTGATGAAGCTAAATCTTTTTATAGATAATAAAGATCCCTGAATGGGGATCTTTTGCCTTTAATATGGGCTTATGTTAAAATGATCGTGGTGAACTATAAATGAAAGAGCTTTTAGTAAATAATTTATCTACAGTGGAGTATACTATTTATGTAGATGGGGTTGCAACAGCGGCTGATGGCTTGGTAATAGCCAAGGCATTTTTAAATAATGCTGAGACAAGTACTACTCTTACTGTTACGACTCCTTCCACGGGCAGATACAAGGCTTTGGTGCCTATGCCTATGATGCTAGAAGAAGGCATCGTTAGAATAGAATGGTCATTTGCCATTCAGTCAAATCCGGTAGTTCTTTCAGAAGAATATGCAGTAGTTACACCATACGCACCCTGGAGTTATTTTCAGTCAAAGGCTACTTATGCAGACTATCTTGAGTGTGAACGAATAGCTCGTAAAATAATAGACTGGTATTGTGGGCAATCTTTTGGAAAGATAGAAACTATCTATTCTGTAGAGGGATCTGATACAAATGGTTTGAGAATGCCAAGAAGATTGCTTTCACTTACTGAAGTCAGATGGCAGGATGTCTACACTAATCCTTCAGTAATAACGGCACCAAGCCCATATGATGGGTGGGTTGAATATAATTGGGAGCTTATAGCTAATGGATGGATATTAAGAACCCCGAAATCAAGAAATCGAATTGACGCAGCCTATCCAACAAGATTCTCTTTCAAAAGAAATACATCTTACAATGTAGAAGGAATCTGGGGCTACAGCTCAGTGCCAACAAATGTTGACGAAGCGGCCAAGATTATTATTGCAAATCTCCTATGTAAAGATAAGAAGTATAGAGACAAGTATTTGGAATCAATTGCTACCGGAGATTGGAATATTAAGTTTATGAAGGAAGCGTTTACTGGTACAGGCAGTGTCACAGCAGACCAGCTCTTATCTGAATATAGGATGTATCCTGGTGTGGGGCTGATGTAGATGTTGGGTGGATGTCTTTTTTCTACTAGATATACGATGACTGCGGAAGTATACAGAAAAGATCGCGTACTGGGAAAATCGGGGCAGATGAAATCTGTGTGGGTCTTAGATACATCTATAGGTACAGATGGAGTCATAGATTGTATCGTAATGCCATTCCTCTCTGATAGTTTTACACGTCAAGGGACTGGGGAAGAGTTTGGTGCAAAATACTTAAGCGCTGAGTTTCTCAAACTTTCAAGCGCTGTTAATCTTCCAAAAAGTGCGCAAGTGGCAAATATAAAAAATAAAGCAGATGGAACCTTAGTGTATAAAGAAATTGAATTTGTAGGTGCCCCCGGAACTTGGTTTAATACATCTGGATCGGCACCAGTGATAGGTCCTTTTGGAGAAATCGTTGAGTATCAGACTTTATTGGCAAGGGCGGAGACTCAAGGAGATGTTTAATCTAAAGACAGAATTAGACAAATTTAGAGAAGTAGGTGTAGCTATTAGCACAATTGAAGCAACTCTTAAGTCTGATAGACATGTCAGTTCTCTTATTAAAGCGGCCCACGAGGTTACTGCTGGTGAGTTCGTTGCACATATGTCAGGAGAAGCGTTGAGGAGCCCTGCAACACTTTCTCATATGTATGAGTGGGGTCAAGTAGGAGATCCTAACGGAAAACTATGGCGACATATAATGCGAGGCAACGGTGCAAATAGATCAGCCTTCTTTGAATTTAAGGCATCAAAGAAAATTGTTCCAGTAGATCCAAGACTTCAAACAGTTGGTGTAAAGAAAATACATGTATTTGTATGGAAAGCTATGGTTTTAGAAAATGGGCTTCCTGTTAAGATATCACCTAAGTTAGCAAAATATTTAGTATTTGTAGCAAAAAAATCAAGTTCGAGAGCAACTGCTGATGGAGCTGGGTTCATAAAAAATGGTATAGTTTATTTTAAAGGAACAATTTCTATTGCACGCGCGGGTAATGAACGTATAAATGGTGCATTTACAAGAGAGTGGACAGAGTGGTGGAGAAGTGGGCAGCCTGAGATTGTCATACGACAGACCTTAACCAAGCCAGCTATCGAAGCAATTAAGAAGACTTTTGCAGAGAAGGTCAAAAGTTTTGCAAATTTGAAAGAAAAAGATAAGACAATAGGCATTACAGCTATTGTTCCTGACAGACTAATGGAAGCAAAATTTCAAGAAACTCTGCAAAAGAATTATATTGCAGCCGCCGCTGCAAGAAGGAGTTTGATGGAGGATGGCTGATCCTAAGTGGAAAACCAAATATGGTGAGTCTCCAGCGTATTCGATAAATAAGTTTATTCAAGACAAACTGGTTGAAATGGAGTTCATAGATATGGCTGAATATGTTAGCGATTTTGTTGCCGATGCGAATACGATTCTTCCATTTCTAATTCCAAGTCAAGAAGTTCCAGAGTTAGAAACTATCTATGATCAGGCTGGATTCAAGGACCTATCATATGGAATATATTCAGTATCACACAGATACTGTCCTGATGAACCTTATATGATGTGTGGTCAAGTTGCGTACACCTTCTATCATGGTGATATCGATGCTTTGATGGGCATGGCGGACTATCTGGTTGATCTTGTTTCTAGAGAAGACTGGACGGCAAATGATATAAATTATCATTTTAGGGCAGATGCAACTTACCCCTTTGAATTTAAAACTTTGTGCGTTACAACAACAGCCGGTCCCGCACCAGCAGAAGATGAGGGCGGAAGGAATTCTTTTATGATTGTAGTAAGATATGATGCAATCTATGAGGGCACTGGAAGAACGTTTACGATGAATCTTCCAAATGATTCAGTGTATATTGAGCAAGGACTACGATAAATTTGCACAATAATTCTTAGAATGAGATAATTTACTTCAGGAAGAATGCAAGGCTTTAAGGATATAAAATAGGAGGTGAAATTCTAAATGGCAAATCAAGATCGTAATATTCTTGTTGGTGCAGCGGCGGTATTCCTATCGCGTGATGACTCATTGAGTGATGGATGGAATTCCATTGTGCTGCCTGCAACAGTAAGTGGTACCCCATATGCGGACACACTTACTCCACACGCTGACTGGAGAAATGTTGGTTATACTTCAAATGGTGTGGAGTATGCATATACTCCAAGCTATGGTGAAGTTGAGGTTGACCAATTGCTCGACGCCGCAAAGTTATTCAAGCAAAAAATGACTGCTTCCGTAAAGACTGAATTAGCAGAAGCTACATTAGAGAATCTATTGGTGGTTTGGGCTCAGGGAAGTTCTTCACTAAGATCACCTGATGGCGACCCAACTGCAACTGATATTACAGGTAGAACTGTTGACGCAACTAAAGACTTTAGTGGAGTTACTGTACCAGCTGACGAACAAGTGTTAGGTATGGAAGCTGGCGCGCTTGGTGTAGAACCTGTGGAGCGCCAATTGGTATTTGTTGGTGTAGCACCTAGAACCGCAACCGCAAATAAGAAAAGAGAACGTATTTATCATCTACGTAGAGTTCTTTCTGTAGAGGCATCTACACATGGATTAAAGCGTAACGACTCAACCAGATTCCCAGTAAATTTCCGTTTACTACCATCTGATATTTCCGGTGCGGAGTATGGCACAATTAAAGACAGAGTAATTACTACATAGTTTATTTAGGCGAAACCCCTACTTCGGTAGGGGTTTTTGCTATTTGCACATTTGGTTACCCCATGTTAAAATTATTTTATCGATGAAAGGGGTTTACATGACCAAGAAGGTTTATGAAGAAGATCAGGTGAAGCTACAAGGATGGGCAAAGCCTGTAATAATAAGACCACTAGTTATTACACAATTCAGAAGAGTAGCAAAAGTGCTAGATAATATGATAAATCCAGATGATGATCACAAAGAATCACTAATGGTTGATATTCTAATAGAAGCCACAGCTATAGCAATGGAAACTTTTGAACCAAAGTTATCTAAACCTGAAGTGTTAGAAGATCATGTAGATATGGCAACTATGGAACATATTCTTAATGTTGCAACGGGCGTGAAGCTTAACGACCCAAATCCGACGACGGCGTAGGCGAAGAAATAGATTTAGTTGATTTGGAATCAGAAATTCTCTATTTTTATCCAGGTATGTTTAAGAACTATGACGACCTAGAAGATCATCTCACACGAGAAGAGATAGTAAAAATGTTAGAAAAGGCGAGAGAAAAAAAGTACGATGATCAAAGATTCGCTGCTTCCCTAAAGGGAATAGATCTTGATGAAGGAAAATCAACCAAATTCGATGAAATCAAACGCCGCGCCGAAGCTAAGGCACGTGGAGTGAGTGAGGATCAATATGAACTCGCAGGACATTTCAATATTATAGTAGAGGATGAATAAGAATTACTGAAAATATCAGCATAAGATTTACTGGCTCGGCAGATTTCAGCCAGGCAATGGCAGAACTTAATGCCCTGAATGCAACAGCAGGTAATCTGGAGAAGCGCCTACAAGGATTAAGTGTAGCGCGTTTGGCTGGTGGTACTCTTATTCGTGATTTGCAGTCTGTCGCAGCACCTAGATTTCAATGGGATCAGGGGTTACGCCAGACTGACCTATTTGTAAAAAATCTTCATAGAGGAAAAATAGAGATGGAGGGCATTAGAGATCTTTGGGATAAGATTTCAGTGCAATCAAAAAATATTGCTGAGCAGCAGGTCAGACTCGCGAACGCGGCAGTAAGAACAGGTTCAGGCGGACAAATGCAAATGTATTTGCCATCAGTGTCTGATATCAAGAACTCAACTAGTGCCATAGAGCTTGCAAACAGACAGTTGGGCATTCAAAATGAAATGTTGCAGGTTGCATCTACTCAAGTACAAAACTGGGGTAAAAATATGCAGTGGGCTGGTAGACAGCTTATGGTTGGTTTTACCATTCCATTCGCAGCAGCGGCAGCAGCGGCAGGTGTTTATGCATTTACGATTGATAAAGAAATAACTCGAATCGCCAAGGTTTATGATGGCGCAAAGGACGAAGTAAAAGGACTTGCGCTCTCTACATCACAGTTTGTTACGACAACAATGGGCGCCACGGCAAAGTCAACCCTTGACGTAATGGCTCAATTGGCTGCGGTAGGACTTAAGGGTGAAGAACTTAAACAGTCTGCAATTGAAGTTCAAAGATTAGCAACATTGGGTGAAATGGACTCAGATATCGCATTAAAGTCTACTATTGCTTTACAAGCAACTTTTAAAATGTCTGTTAAAGAGACGGCTGACGCTATCAACTATATGAACTCTGTAGAAAATGCTACTTCGCTACAGATGGAAGACTTTGCTGAGGCAATTCCACGAGCAGCCGCACCAATTGCCCAATTGGGTGGGAGCTTGCAAGATCTTGGTACAATTATGGTTGCTCTAAAAGAGCGTGGTGTAGACGCGGCAGAAGGCGCGAACGCCATAAAGACCTTGATGAATAGATTGATCAATCCAGCTGAACAGACCAAAGAAACCTTTAAGTCACTAACAGGACAAGACCTGCCTGAATTTATCAAGGCGACTAAGGGTCAATTGATGCCGACTATGCAGGCCCTATCTGATGTCATTCATGATGGCAATCTAAGCCTCTTAGAACGCCAGCAGCTTATTGGTAGACTTGGTGGTGCTTACCAGGTAACTCGATTGACCGCAATTCTAGATGGCCTTGCGCAAAAGGGCGGGCAGGTAGAGAAGGCATTTCAAGTAGCCGCTGAAGGAGAAAGTAAATGGGCAGCGGTCGCCGCACAAGAGCTTGCAACAAAGACTACAAGCATCTCAGGACAGTTCACAATTGCAGTTCAAAGTTTTAAAGATCAACTTCAAGGTTTTGGTGAAGTTGCACTTAAGATGGCTACCGGAATAATTAGCCATGTGACTGATATATTTAGCGCTTTGAATAATCTTCCAGATTGGACAAAGTCGCTTATTATTGTTGGTGCTAGCATTTTGGCCATTGCAGGTCCATTAACAATGCTTGTGGGTATTTTTGCAAACTTCGCTGGTACTATTGGTAGAGGTGTGGCTTGGCTTGGAAGCTTGTTCTCAAGGTATAGAACACTGACTATTGAGCAAAAAGCAACAGCAATGTCAACAGGCCAGTTGAATGCTAAATTTGTATCAGAAGCTGATGCAGTTCAGGTTCTTGTTTTTCAACTAGAGAAACTACAAAAAGCCTATATGGAGACAGCCCAGGCATCAGCCTTAGCTGGGAATTCTGCTATAAAAGCAACTCAAGCACAAACTCTGATGAGAAGCTCTGATAAGGCCTTAGAAAGAGAGAAGACTGAAGCCCAGAAATTAGCAACGTTGATGACGCAACAGCAAGAATTTATTAACACTAGAAAAGGTGTACCAAGTAGCGGAGAAATAAATCAATCTGAAAGAATGGCTTATTTAGAGCAAGCAAGACGAGACATTCTTGCCAATCCAAGATATACTTCTCAAAAATCAGGGGCTATCTTTGATCCTGAAATGCGTCAGAAATATCAAGATCTTGGTAAAGAAATGGCAACCGCAGATTCTATGCTTATTTCTGAACAAAAGAAGCGTCAAGATGCTTATCAAGATCAGCA